TAGCTGTATGGGTCTCGGACAATTCCTTACTCATCGCAGCCTTGGTTGCATCGACATCAGAATGCATCTGCTGAACATCAGCATCCACATCCTGCTCCAACCGATGCACCTGCGCCGAATACTCCGCACAGATAGCCCAGTATTCCTCACTGCTCAGTGCGGTACCGGCCGGGACAGTCTTGCGGCTGATATAGCTGTCGCCCGTCTCCGACTGGTACACGATACTGTGCATTTCGTATTTGCTGTTCTTATTCCACACGCCGCAGTGCTTCGGCACAATACGGCCGCCTACGAATTCACCCATGATCTCATTCTCCTTCCTGCTTACATAAAGGCTTCAAAATGTCTTTTCTGGCAAGCAGGAGGAGGATGAAAATCAGATTTCAGGAGTACCCCCCCCCGGAAATTTTTACCATAATTACGTTCTTATTCATATATAAGCCCTCCACATCACAAAATCAATCGTTCCAGCAGACTCTGAAAAGATGCTGCGATAATCTCGTGCCCCTTTTCATCGGGATGCACACCGTTTCCGCCGTCCTTAGAGAATGCCGACTTCCGGAAATTTTCATCGTCCGGTCGCAGATTTGATTCATGGTACAGATCCAGACAAGGAATGCTGCGGCGCTTGCAGATTTCCACGATAGCTTCAGAGTATTTAGCCATACCACAGGTCGGTTTAGAAGGCGTGCTTCCCACCCACGGAGTTGGTGTCACAATACCGAGCCGAGCCAGCGGAATACGTTCGTAAATGGCATCAATAGTCGTGTTGATGCAGCCGCAAATCGTATCCGTTCCAGTATCTGTGACCGTTCCCAGCGGCTGGTCAGCTGATAGGTCGTTACCACTGCCGAAAATAGTAATCACATCAGCATCCTCCGGGATGTCGTTGACACGCTGATAAAAGGCCCTGTTTACGTCCTTCCGACGCATATAGCCCGTGCCACTGACACCAAGGTTAACGGTCTTAATACCAGTCTTTTCAGCAATATAGTCGAAGTAGTGTTTCGTAGTACGGCTGTTGCTCTCTGTCAGGCTATCACCAAGGCACGCCCATGTGCGGTCAATCCATTTCGGCTTCGTACCAATAAAATAGCCTCGGGTCATGGGTTGGATGCTGCAGCTTTGCACACCGTTGATGCAGGCGATGCGAATGGTCTTTGCTCGTGCAGGAGTAGTTACTACCTTGTTCTCAACCTTACGGTCCTCGTTCCCTGTGTTGTTCTCGCCTCCGACCCGATTTTCATTTTCATCATAGAAAGCATACAAGCCATACCCTGCCTTGCTTGCTGAACTGATGCAATACGGAGTGTACGGTTCCACTGCAATCGGTTCCGACACACGATAGTTCGTGTTACCTGTTGGCTCTTTGACCTTGGTCCCTGTTGTTGGATTCAAAAGGATACCGTTGTTTTCGGTGACTTTAAGCTTTTCTCCAACCGTGTACTCGTAATTATTATCCACGACCTTGCTTGCCAGATAGCTTTCCAACCCGGCAATCTTGCTGTCTCGTTTCGCAGCTAATTCTGCTGCCGCACCAACCAGTTCGGCCGAAGGATAACTAATTCTAGTCACCTTCTTAATTGCGCCGGTAAAGTGGTCGTTCTCCACCCACGCGATACGCACGGTTGCAGCAGTTGCGGGGACCGGAGAGATGCGGTCACGATAACCAATATTAGCTTCTGTCTTTTCCTGATAGCCTCCAACAACCTTGTCATCCGTATCGTAGAAAGCATACAGATATTTATTCCAGCCACCGGAAACAGTGAAGGCATACAGTTCACCGGGTTTGACGGTAATCGGGTCTGAAACACGGAAGTTCGTATTCTCCGAAGCTAACGGCAGAATTTCTCCGGCTCTCTCATTGATGCAACGATTTGCGGTGTAGGTGAATTCCAGTGCTTCACCCTCAACCACAGCAGCACTCAGCAGCGTATTTTGCTCTCCAGTTGCCGCTGCAATCAGGTCTGCCTGTGCTTTATCCATCTCACTTTCCAGCGTGGACACCCGGTTTTCAGGGTTGCCATTCAGCTCATTGGTAGCAAAAAGGAAGCGCGTCACCTCCCCTACCTTGCCGATATGCGTGGTGCTCTGAATCCAAGTGATACGAAGATTGACTGCGCCGACCGGCGCGATCACAATGCGATTTTCGATTTTATCGGACTTGTTATCCGGCGCGATCTCACCCGCAAGCACCTTTTCATCGCTGTCATAGAAGGCATAGTAGTATTTCTTCCACCCGCTTGATGCGGTGATAATATACACATGACCTGCAACAACGGGGATCATTTCCGAGGTGTGCCAATGACTGTCGCTTTCGTTTGCCAGCGTACCCACCGTGCCGTTCAAATTGATGAATGTCCGAGTCGTAGAATCAAAGGTCAGTTCTTTTGTTTCACGACCAGTCGCCTCATCCAGAAGCTGTGACACGATTGAGGTAAACCAATCATCCCACAGACCGCGTGTTTTTTCCGCAGAGCGCATCGCTGCACCCAGCGTGGCGTGCGTGTTGCCCTGATTGTCCACACGGGCATCCAATATCTCGCCGTCAGTGGTCTTGCCTCCGGCGATACTATCCATGCGCTTATTCAGCGTATCCTTGGCATCCTGCAGTTCCTGCCGACCCGTATTCAAATCAGACTTTGCCTGATTGACCTGCATTGTCAGATTGTCCGAGGTCTGCTGCAAGCTCTCGTTCATACGATTTTCAGCCTGCGACAGTTCTTGTCTCATCGCTCCATGAGTTTCAGAAAACTCCTCGCTCATAGCCTGCTTGGTTTCAGCCAAATCCGTGTGCATCTGCTGAACATCCGCATCCACATCCTGCTCCAGTTTCCGCATCTGCGCAGAATAGTGGGCACACAGCGACCAGTAGCTCTCATCCGCCAACGAGATTCCTGCGGGCACTGCCCTGCGGCTGATATAGCTGTCACCGCTTGCGTTGTCCAGCACGATCATCAAGGGCTCATAGGTCTTGTTCTGTTCCCAAACACCAACATGGTCCGGGACTACGCGCTTACCAACAAACTCTCCCATTTTCTTTCCTTTCTGGCTTACGCCTCATTGTATCTCACGATGAGATGCCCCTCATCGTCCATCTCAAAAATCAACCCCAGTGCATCCCAGCTCTGGAACACCAGATGCCCATCCATATTGATGGACGAGCTAACCAGCCCCTCTGAAATGTCCTTTGCCACCTTCTCGATGGTGCTGGACACAGAACCCTGCGTCAGACCCAGCTTATCGTCCGAGCGCATCACAAGATATCCGTCATCGGTGATGAGGAACTCCAGAATGCCCTTGGCGGCTGCATCCAACGCCTGCTTATAGGTCAGTGTTGCGATCTTGCCGTTTTTGACCGCTGCACGAGCCACATTCAGCACCAGACTGAACGAGCCGATCACATCTCCCTCATCGGACAGAAGGTAGATGTCAATCGGAAAACGGCCATACACCTCGGTCATAAAGGACGTGACTGTCAGGATGACAGCACCGTCATCCACGAACACAAGGTCCGGGCGGGTCTCACTGGAATACTGGAACACCGCCCCGTCCGGTCGAGTTGCCGAGTAGCTGACGATGGTATCTGTGTTGACTTTGTACTCCAGCGAGTTCTGATACAGCCGACACCGCACTTTTCGGGCTTGGTTGTCGTACTGCTTAACCGGGATGTGGGTCGGGATCAGGTTCTCTGTAAACGACAGCTCCACATCCTGAAAGACCGTGAACGACTTAGCCGTCTGTGTTTCCTGTACTGTCTGCTCCAGCGTCTGTACCGCCGCTTTCGCCTTCCTGTTTGCCATCTTCTTCGCCTCCTCCCTCTGTTGGGGTATCCGGGTCGGGTTCAGGCTCCGGCGGCTCATAGCCTACCGTCTGCCATGCTTCTCCGTCCCACAGCTTCAGCCGCAGGGCGGTCGTATCGACCCAGAGTGCATTCGTTTTCGGATTCTTCGGTGCTGCCTCCTGCGCACAGATGGGCGGAGCGTACCGCTCATCCAGTTTCGCCAGCAGAGCTTCGGACAGCTTGTCCGCTGTTCCATACCGCTCGTCCAGACTCTTGATGAGTTCTTCGGACAAAGCGGATGCCGTCTTATATCGCTCATCCAACTGTGCAAGCAGTTCTTCTGTCAGTTCTCCGGCCTGCTTGTAGCGTTCATCCAGCTCTTGCAGAGTGTTTTCCAGCAGCAAAGCCGTCTTGACCGGGGAATCGTCCTGTTCCCAGCCATAGCCCCATGTCTTACCGCCATCAGTAGAAATGAAGAACCCATCCGGGCTGTTCTTCCACGCAAAGGTGGACTTTGCCAGCGACCCGGCATTGAAGGCATACCGAACGGTGTCACCGTTCACTTCCGTCACATTCTGATAATGCAGACCAAACAGGCCGGCAAGCAGGGTGCCGTCATAGACCATCGACACAGAAATACCGCCGATTTGCTCACCCATGCTGGTCTCCACACGGAGTGCGGTGTTGTAGGCTTCATTGGCTGTATTTCGGATATTGCTCAGTGCTGTCGTCAGAGACGAGTTCCGGCTGCTGACCGTGGAGTTCGACAATGTGATACCATCGTACCGTTCCAGCAGACAGTCGTACTGCGTTTCGGTCACCTTGGAGCTGACCTCAATGCCGAGCTTGGAAATAAACACATGGACGGTATCGCACAGGCTCACCTGTTCTGCTTCCACCACATCCTCATAGTCCGGGGTATTCCAGAGCTGGATGAAGTCGATGTCGATATCCACCTGCGGCTCGGTCAGGCTGGTGTTCTTCAGATAATCCTGCGCATAGGAGCGGAGCATCTCATCGGTGGGCTTATCCTGAAATCCGCTGGTGCAGTCCAGCACCGTGACCTTCTGGTATGGCACCGACCTTTCCTCCACCAGCACTACTTTCTCCGGCAGCTCCGTCACTTCGCCGGTCTCGGAATCCTGCCAGTACGGATGCACACCCGTGATGACGTTCTCGATATTTTTCTCCATCTTGAAGTCC